CAAGAAACTCACCGAGTTAGAAGTAGAACGAGAGGAAAAATTAGCTAACTTAACTGTAGAGTATGAAGGTAACACATATCAAGCTGATACTAGGTCTATAATAGCAATGCAGAGTAAAATATTTGCTAAGAATGCCTCAAATGTAGTAGAGTGGATAACTGCAGACAACAAAGTAGTAAGCATGAAAGAGTCAAAGCTAAGTAAGATACTTAAGTTAATAGACAAAACTATTACTGATATAAGACTAGAATATAATAGTAAGAGAAAGGCTTTATAGTGTATGCCAAGTTAGAAGGTAATCTAGTAGTACAGATACAACCCAACGAGGAAGTTGGGTTTGTACCAGTAACTCCTGATGTATTACCAGGTATGGAATTAGTAGGAGATAAGTATAGACCACCTACTGGATCATTACTCCTAGCGAAGCAACACAAGTTAGCTGAGCTCAGGCAAGACTTTGTAGAGGTAAGTAATGCTAATGTAGTTATAGATGGAAATACTTATTACGGAGGAAAAGAAAGTGCTGCTAGCTTACAGTCAGTTATAGACTTAGCTATTATGGCTAAAGAGAAGGAAGTGGTATTCTTTAATGTATTAGACATGGAAAGTAGGCTTACCATACCTAAAGCTAAAAAGATAGCAGTTCGTATTGGGCTAAAGTATCAAAATGATCTCATCACTTATAAAAATTTGAAGAGAAAAGTAAATAGTGCTAAAGACATTAAAAGTGTGAAGGACATATAATGAGTGATGTGGACTTACGATTACAAATACAAAAAGTAGGACTGTTAACAGAACAGAATGCTGAAGGTATAGCTCAACTTATTAAAATGAATAAGTTAGATGTTAGAGAGATGAAGGAAATAAATAGGTTAAGTATAGAACGACTAGATGTAACACACAAGAAAGAGATGACAGAAATAAAAGAGATGTTAAAAGAATCTGCCTGTACTAAAGCTGCCTGTAGAGCTATGGATCAGAGGCTTAAGAGTTTAGAGAGTATGAGAAACATAATAGCCTTTATCATTGGTTCCTCTTTTGTAACCGCCTTAGTTGGTTTAGTCTACAAGAGTCAGTATGTTGGTCAGTAAAAAGGAGAGTAGATGATGAACAATAAAGTATATCTAGGTATAATAGTCTCGTTGCTTTTAGGTATATACCACTTATATACTGAAGTAGGCGAACTCACTGAGGAGTTAGCAATACAAGAGATAAGTACTCAAAATTGTAATCAAACCATTACGATGCAAAACGAAGCAATAGAGGCACAAGCGATAACTATGCGAAACATGGATAGTGCTTACTCTGATCTATTAGAGCAGCCGAAGGAAGTTATATATAAGAAAGTATATGCGATAACCAGAAATAAAGGAGGTAGAAACGAGTGTGAAAAGGTATTCAATGTTCTTGATGATATTACTACTGATAGTATCAACAGGATGTAGTACAAAGCAACCTATGGTTGTGTATAAGAAAGTAAATGTACCAGTAGTGTGTGATGTGGTAGAGCCACACTGCGTTATAGAGAGTGAAAATAGAGTAGAGAAGATAGAAACATTACTTCTATGTTTGAGAGACTATAAAGTAGCTCTACGGCACTGTAAAGGTACATTATCTACAGAAGATAAGGAGTGATTTATGGCAGTAGTAATGAACACAATAGAACTGACTGAAGAGTATGTAAAGATAGGACCAGCAGTAGATATAATTTTTCAGGATCTTCCAAATAGGGAACTGTGTATGAGGTTTGTTCCTTACACAGCTACCAAACCAGATAAAGACTATCCTAGATATAGACTATATCCAGAGACAGGTAGGTCTAAGACAGACACAGCTCCTCTAGGTAAGGCCATCTGGGCTAGGGCTGCTTATAATAACTATGATAAGAACCCTGTGGGTAGTACTATCTTAGTAGATGTCTATGAAGAGGAGTAGGTATGTATAGTGGTGGAGGTATCTACAGTGATACAAATAGCAATAGTAATGGTGATGGGACAGGTCTTACTTCTGGTCAGTTAGCTCTTGTAAATAGTATTTCTGATATAAAGGAAGACCTAGATAATTTGGTTCTGGGAAAGATTACAGATGACAAAGTGGAAAGTGGATATGATTATGCAAAGAGATTTGCAGACAAGTTTATATAAACAAAAAGGATAACAAATGGCAGTAGTATTAAAAACAAGATTAAAAGAGTTGGTGGATGCAATAGCACCTGAGATAAAAGGTAGGATACCTAAGTCTGATATAGTAACAAATATGGCTACGTATACACCTCCTGTGGATACAGAAGATAATAAGGTTCCATCTGCGAAGTTACTCAAACAAGTAATAGCAGACCTAACAGAGTCAGATGACAATATAGCAACTGTAGAGAAGAATGCAGATGGTACAGAATTTATATTTAAAACAGTCGGTGGAAGTGAGATAGTACTTACTTTCCCAACAGGAGTAAGTGTAAGTGATGACTTGGCAGACCCTACCAATACGACAACAGCATTAAACCTAAAAGGAGCTGCAGCTTTAAAGACCCAACTAGATAAAACACTTACCTATGAAGCTAAAGAATACACAGGAGACCAAAAGACTCAGTTTAGAGACAATCTAGGTGTTAGCTCATCTGCAGATGTGGATGGTAAGATCAAAGATGCTCTTATTGCGTATGCTGGTGATGATGGAGATGGTGATATAGAAGATGTAGATTATGCAGCTTATTTTACAGGTAAGATGGCTTAGGGAGTGTAGATGATACTCTCTGAAAGAATAAAAGAACTTATAGATGTATTAGTTACCTCTATTAAGAGTAAACTAGATAGAACCGATATGGAGAACTTTTCTAAAGATATATTCATATATGGTATAAATACTAATCCTTTTCCAGATCCAAAAGATTTGGAAGAGGGTAGGCTGCAAGGCTGGGCTCAAATAGATAAACTTAAGCTAGATTACTTAGCAACTAAACAATCTATAAGAAAGTATAGGGGAGATGAGTTAGTATTTAAGTACTTAGATGCAGTTATGAATATAGGGGAACTTACTACTGAAGAGAAACTTAGATATAATAAGTTACTATATAGATATGACTTCATAATCAAGGTAGAAGAAGAAGCGAATGTATATATAGATGAGATAGCAGCTGCTACTACTATAGAGGCAATAAATGTTATTGTAACAAATGCAGTATTTACTGCAGTATGGGGAGATGAACTAAATGAATAAGTTTAAGATAGCAGGTGGAAGCATAGCTTTCTCTGTATTAGCATTTATATTTGGTACATTTATTGTACCTGACACTGTTGTATGGACTGCAGATAGTGTTGTAGAAGTAAGAGGTAACTATGTTACCGAGTTAGGTACAGAAGTATCTGGAGTTCCTATGGAACTGGAGTGTAAAGGATGTGGTACAGCAACTAATGTAAGTATAGAAGGAAATGATACTTCATTTACCACGGAAGGGAATGATACAGTATCCTTTCATATACCTGCTTTAGCTGTTGGTTCTTACTTTGTAGAAGTAAAGATACCTAGAAAGGCAGTAGTAAGAAGTGAGTTCCATGTGCAAGGGTGCGATATATGCATCCTAGCAAATGGATGTCCTAGATAAATTAAGGAGTTTATAATGGTAGAAACAGTAATGACATATATTTTATATGGGGGTGGTTTTGCAGCAATGCTTATGTTGATAAATGATATGAAGAATACTAAGTCTAGTGAGACAATGTTCTATAGTAGAGCTATTGTAGTAGCACTAATAGCAGGGTTCGTGTATAGTGTGTATTACAACACTCTTAACATTATGGGACTAGCTTGGGTACTTACTACAGTGTTCATAGCTGTAAGTGTTGGAGTTAACAAGATAGAAGCGATTACTACCCTCATAAGAGACATAAGAAGTAAGAAGTGAGGATAAGAGATGACTACTAATCATAAGAAGCTACTTATAAAATTAGAAGGGCTTAGACTACGGTCTTACGACTGTACTCTTGGTAAGAGAACGATAGGTGTTGGCTTTAACATGGAACAGAGGAAAGCTAGATGGATATGGAATGAGTTAGGAATAGAGACCAAGTTTAATAGAGCATTTAATAGGACTATAAATATAAGTGTAGGAGAATCAAATAAACTACTGAACTACATTTGGAAAAAATGTACTAAGAAAGCTAAGAAGAGAGCTACTAGGCTTGGACTGGATTATGATAAGATGCCTGAGTATAAGCAATTCATCTTAACAGATATAGCTTACAATACAGGTAGTGTTAAGAAGTGGAAAAAGGTATTTCTAGCTACTGACCCAAGAGAAGTATTATATGAAGCAAGGAGGAATCCAAAACTTATAATGGACAATAGAGTAGCTAAGATAGGTTATGAGTTTAAAATAATAGACTCTATTGCTGATGCTAAGAAGCTGGGACTACAATATGCGAGATACTTGGTATGAGACCTTCTAAGTTTAAGTTATATGAACTAGTACCACAAGAACTCTACGAGACAGTACATCCAGAAGTACTCTGGAATATGTTAGATGATAGACTCTTACAATCTATTGATACTATCAAGAGTAAGTTTCCTCTTGGTTCAATGTCTATCAATACATATAAATGGGGAGGCAATAGGAATCAGTCAGGACTACGAACTAAACATAGTAAGTACTACTCAAAGAACTCTCAACACTCTATAGGTAAAGCTATAGATTGTGTATTTACTGCTTACTCTGTAGATAGTATTAGGAACTACATACTAGGACATCCTACACTATTTCCTTATATAGGTGGTATAGAACTTAATGTTGATTGGTTGCATATAGATGTTCGTAGAAGAAGAGGCAACAAAATAAAGACTTTTAAAGGGTAATATGTGAGCAGAGACATAGAGAAAGAAAGAGAAATAAATATAGAGACTATATACAAAAAGGAAGTTAAGCAAAAAGAGGGAGAGCTAACTGACTGGGCTAAGCCTCCTAGTGTAGCAGATCTTAAAGCAGACTATGATGCTGCAGAACCAGCACACTCCACTCATGTGGCTAAAGTACAGGGGTACCTTAAAAAACTCGATGGAGAAGTTAAGAGTAAGATGCCTAAGGGGAGGAGTCAAATACAACCTAAGCTTATTAGGAAGCAAGCAGAGTGGAGATACTCTGCTCTAAGTGAGCCTTTCCTAGCTACAGGAAAGTTATTTAATGTAGATCCCAGAACCTTTGAGGATGGAGATGGTGCAGGAGACAATGAACTTCTACTAAACTATCAGTTTAATACACAAATAAATAAGAATGCTTTTATAGATGAGTATGTGAGGACTTTAGTAGATGAAGGTACAGCTGTGGTTCAAGTTGGTTGGAAATATGAAGAGACAGAGAAACTAGTAGAAGTACCTGTAATAGCTACACCAGAACAAGCTCAAATGATGGTAATACAGAAGATACGAGCAGGAGAGATGAGTCAAGAACAAGGTCAGCAACTCTTACAAAGCGGACAGCAAATACCTATAGGCACAAAGAAAGTCAGTAAGATAGTACCTAAACACAATCACCCAACAGTACATATACGAGAGTTTGATGAACTAGTAATAGATCCAACTTGTCAAGGAGATATAGATAAAGCTCAATTTATAATATCTCCGTTTGAGACAAGCATAAGTGAACTTAAAAGAGACAAGAGCTATTCCAACTTAGATAAGTTACTTGGTTCAGGAGAAGGTATTATAGATAGTGACACAGCAGATGCTAAGTTCTTAGAGATATTTAATGATGAAGAAGGTAATAGAAACTTTGAGTTTAAAGATATAGCTCGTAGGAAATTTACAGCTTATGAGTATATGGGATATTGGGATATAGATGGTAAAGGTATGACCACTGCTATAAGGGCAGTATATGTAGCGGATACTATGATAAAGTTAGAGAAGCTACCTTTCCCAGACAACAAACTTCCTTTTGTATTGGTTCAGTATTTACCTAGAAGAAAGTCTCTATATGGAGAGCCAGATGGAGCATTACTTGCAGACAGTCAAGATATACTAGGAGCAGTCACTAGAGGTATGATAGATGTAATGGGTAGAAGTGCCAACGGACAGCAAGGAATAGAAAAAGGTATGTTAGATGTAGTAAATCAAAAGAGATTTGATAGAGGAGAGAATTACTATTATAATCCTGGTTCTAACCCACAAACTGGGATACACATGCAAACATATCCAGAGATACCTAATAGTGCAATGGCTATGCTTAATCTACAAATAAATGAAGCAAATGAGTTGTCAGGAGTGAAACCTTTTGGTGCTACAGAGGGAGGGAGTAATTTGACTGCTACAGCTGTCAGGGGTGCTTTGGATAGTGCTAGTAAGAGAGAGTTAGGCATACTGAGAAGACTTAGTGTAGGTATAGAACAGATAGGTAGAAAGATTATAGCTATGAATGCAGTATTCCTGTCTGATGAAGAGGTTATACGAGTAACAAATAAAGAGTTTAGAACCATTAAGAGAGATGATCTAGCTGGAGAGTATGATTTGAAATTAAGTATATCTACTCCTGAAGCAGATGATAAGAAGGCTTCTGAACTAGCATTTATGTTACAAACCACAGGACAGACTGGAGACCCAGAAGAGATACGAATGATACGGGCAGAGATAGCTAGGCTACGAGGTATGCCTGAATTAGCACATAGGATAGAGACCTTCCAGCCTACACCAAATGAGGAGGCTGTGAAACGAGAACAAGCTGAAGTAGCATTGATACAATCAGAGACAGAAGTTAATATGGCTAAAGCACAAGGATACTTAACAGATATACCTATCAAAGAAGGTAAAGCTAAAGTAGAAACAGCTAAGGCTAGAAACTTAGAAAGTAAGTCAGATAAACAAGACTTAGACTTCGTAAGAGAGAATGATGGTTCAAGACAACAGGATGAGATAGATAAGATGGAACATAAAAGACTATCAGACTTGGACAGTAAGGCATTTGATATGATGGGAACACAAGATAATGGATTGCCTGGACTAGAGAGTATGAGCCAAGTTCAGCAATAGTTAAGGTTATTATGATATAATAGCAAAGACCAAATGGTAGAAGTCTAAAAAAGCTGTCTAAACAATCTCTCAAAAGAGAGGAAATGAAAAGGAAAAAAATGGACAAGAAAACACTTGAAGAAATAGCAGCTGAGAACAAAGTAGCTACTATTACAGTAGAGATAGGCGAAGCACTGAAAAGGCTTATGGATAATCCAGACTATAAAAAGGTGATAACAGAAGGATACTTAGCTAACTACCCCAAAGAACTTGGAATAGCAATAGCTAAGAATACAGGAGGTTACAACACAGATATATTAGTGGAGAATCTAAAAGGCATAAACACCTTTGTCGGATACACATTCCAAGTGGCAGCGAACCACACAGCTGCAGAAAAGACTCTCATAGACAATGCGAAGTTTATGGATCAAGATGGAGAATCAGATGAGTGATAAAATAGACACAGAAGCATTGTCAGACGAAGAGTTTGATAAGCATATGGAGGTGGAAACACCTGAGACAGAAAACACAGAGGACATAGAGACCACTCAACCAGCAGAAACTTCTACTACAGAAGTACCTGATGCTAACGGAGAGGAAACTACATCTCAAGGTGACGGTGATATAGAGGAAGAGCCTGAAGACACGGATGAACCAGAAGAAGGTGAGGATACTTCAGAAGCAGAAGTAGACTATAAAAAGTTCTATGAAGAAGCTACAGCGGACTATAAAGCTAACGGTAAGATAATGCCAGGAATAAAAGAGCCTAAAGATTTAATAACAGCACTTCAGATGGCTAGCAACTATGCTCAGAAGACTGCAGCATTGAAACCAGGACTTAAGCGAGTAAAAATGCTTAAGGACATTTCAGATGAACAGTTAAATGAGATGCTAGACTTCCATGCCCGTAATCCTGATGTGATTAAGAAGGCAATGAAAGATGCTGGGTTAGATCCTTTAGATATAGATATAGATGAAGAGATGGATTACACTCCAACAGACCACTCAATACCAGACTCTCAAATAGAGTTTGAGGAAATAGTGAGTACGATAGAGAACACTCCTGAGTTTCAGACTACATCTAAAGTTGTGACAGAAGACTGGGACGATGCGTCCAGAGATGCTATGTATGATAACCCCAAGCTGATAGTTGGGTTAAATGAAGAGATAAAAATGGGTAGGTTTAATGAGGTTTCAGCACTTATGGATCAAGCTAGAACATTAGGTAAAGACAACGGATTAAATGACTTGGAGCTATATCAAAGTATAGTGACACAATTAACTACCAATGGTTGGAAACCTAAACCCGTGTATCAAAATGAACATCAAAAACAGGCTGAGTCTAATAACCCTGAGTTGATCACACAGCGACAACAAGCAGGGATACAACCCAGAAAGAAAGCTAACACAAATAAGCGATATGACCCAGTAACAATGAGTGATGAAGAGTTTATGAAGTTGTTTGAGTCTGGGGCAAAGTTTTTATAAAGGATAAACAATGCAGTACAAAGACGGCAAACCTAGTGATATAGGTAATCAGTTTAATACTTACGAGTATAAGAGAAAAGCACTAATAGACACAGCACAAGCTGAGTACTTTAGTCAGTTGGGTGATACAGAAACCCTAACAAAACATTACGGACAGGAGATGAAGAAGTTTCATTATCTACCTCTTCTTGATGACAGGAATATAAACGACCAGGGAATAGATGCTTCTGGTGTGGTTATAGCAAATGGTAACCTCTGGGGTTCAAGTAAAGATCCAGGAGTGATAGCAGGTAAAATGCCTACTCTTACAGAGACAGGTGGAAGAGTGAATAGAGTAGGCTTCAAGAGAGTTGAAATAAGTGGTTCTATAGCTGAGTATGGATTCTTCTATGAATGGTCTAAAGCTATGCTTGACTTCGATACTGATAAGGAACTCTATACACATATAAATAGAGAAGCTCTTAGAGGTGCTAGAGAGACGTCTGAGGACCTTTTACAAGGAGACTTGCTAAATGCAGCTGGAATTATAAGATATACAGGGATAGCTACTTCTATGGATACTATAGGATATACTGCTACACCTGAGAACAACTCAGAGGTTACATACAATGACTTGGTTCAGTTAGGAGTTTCACTAGATGAAATGAGATGTCCTAAAGACACTAAGGCAATAACAGGATCTAGAAATACTGATATTACAAATATACAGTCTGCTAGATATATGTTTATGGGTTCTAAACTCATACCAACTATAATGAGAATGAAAGATTATCACAATAATCAAGCATTTATACCTATAGAGAAGTATGCTGATAGTGGTTCAAGCTCTAAGTACTCTACAAAGAAGAATACTCTTCATGGGGAAATAGGAGCTATTGCTGGCTTTAGACTTATAGTTGTTCCAGAAATGGCAGAATATATAGGACAAGGTAAAGCAGTAGGTGGAGACTTGACTTATCTAAATGACGGAGCTAAATACAATGTATATCCTATGTTGGTAGTTGGTTCAGGTTCATTTGCGAATATCAAGTTCCAGTCAGGTAAGAAGTCTAACAGTAAGTTCAATATTATAGTTAGAAAACCAGGAACATTTGCTAACCCAGATGATCCATTTGAGAAGATGGGATATGCTTCTATATCTTATTGGCAAGGTACTCTAGTACTTCGTCCAGAGTGGATAGCGAAGATACTCACAATGGCTAAAGGGTAACCTTTAAGCAACAACGGGGAGACTAGTTCTCCCCAAATTTATAAGGAAAATATAACATGAATGATAATACACGAAAATCAGAGAGAGATACTTTAAAAGAAAGAGCTGACTTAATGGGTCTTAATTTCCCACCAAACATAACTACAGACAAATTACGAGAGCTAGTAAATGGAGAGCTAAAAGGTCCTGAGACCAAGACAACTACATCTACAGATAAAAAACAGGCTGATACAGATGTAAGTGATATGATACGAGAACAAACTAGAAAAGTACGAGTACTTATATCTTGTAATGATCCACAGATGACAGAATGGGAAGCAACTCCCTACATGCAGATAAGCAACAATAGCTTTACACTTCCTAAGATAGTTGTACCTTTTAATGTAGAATGGCACATACCTTATGCTTACTATGTATTCCTCAAAGAACAGAAATGTACTATACCAGTAAAGAAGAAGGATGAGAAGGGTAGAACGATAACTATAAATAAAACTATAAGTAAGTACAACATACAGGACTTACCTCCTCTTACAGAGAAAGAGTTAAAAGAGCTTAAACAAGCACAAGCTATGCGAGATGGTGTAGCAAAAGTAGATTAGATGGCTGAAACCAAAATAGACTTCACTGACTTTACAAAAGATGTAGTTGTCAGTGAGGATGGTGAATTTACTGTTACTGGTAGTGGTGTGTTTGATAACTTGATGACTACATTAAACACCCAAATAGGAGCTCAATTTGATTTAGGTAGATTAACAGGTGCTGAGTATTCTGCAGTATATCTAGGAAGTATACAAACAGCAATGTCAGAATCGATGAAGTTTATCTTACAAAGGCAGATAGCAGAAGAGCAGACAGATGGTGAGAGAGCTAAAGTAGATTTGATAAAGAGGCAAACTAAAGGGTTTGATGATGATGCTAAAGCCAAGCTTACTAAACAACTACTAGATAGTTGGTCCGTAGCATATAGTGTAGCAAAAAATGCTTCTGGTATCCCAGATGCAATTAAAACAAACACTATAGATAGTGTTGTTAACTCGCAGCTAGAAGCACTGAGTGTAGATGTGGGAATCAACCCACTAGGAACTTGGAACGATGATGACTTAGTAGATCATGATGGCAAAGAAACATAAAATGCAGGATAGTCATGTAGAGGTGTTTTAATGGGTTTCTTGACTAGTCTTAGAGATACGTTAACAAGTGCAGCAAAGGCTGCCTATAAGGCAGCTAAGAGAATACATGACAGAACTAACGATTGGGTTAAGGATATATTTGGACTAAATGATGAGGATGTCATAAACAGTAATTCTTTTACCTCTAATCTGTTAGGTAAGAGCTTTTACGACGATGCCCTCAATCTGTTGGCTCTTAAACACCAGAAAGATCCAGATGGAACTGTAATATCCAAACTAGTTGAACAGACATATATGACTGGAGATAATATAAATAACTTCAAAGATATATCTGATAGGTTAGGCATAGGTGTAGCTACTACTACAGCACACAAAGCTGATCCAATCTTAGAGGAAGTAGATCATAATGTTCTTAAAGCAGAAATACATAATAAATATAATGTCCCTATAGAAAGTATAGAGATATTAGATACTACATTTGGTTACCCAGAATTGTGGCCATTCTTAAAATACAAGATAAGTGATTTAGCTAATCTTAATGTAATGACTGGTATATACACAAAAGAGGGAATAGACTATGAAGTAACAGACGCACTATATGAAGAGAGCACAAGTATACTTACATTAGTATGTACTCCAGCAACAGGAGATGTGTTAAATGTTCCTGTAGAAGTAGTATTTCCCAATACTAGTGATCTTTTAACAGTAGAGTACCGTACTGAGGTAGAAGAAGACTCTAGGTACTATATTAGACCTTATACACCAAGATACACTAGTACTCCCTTAGTTATGAGCCCTATTATCACTTTACGACAAGCTAGTCGTACTATTAAGAGTAGTGATGCTAACTATGAAGATACTAAAGAAGTGTTAAAAGGGCTAGGTATGGATATGAGCAGTGTATTAACCACTCTTACAGGCGTAAGACCTGATGAAGACCTTAAGGAAGACTTCTTAGCTTTAGGCAAGTCTTTTGATGGTCTATTCTATCATAAGCACAAGGATAAGACTAAGACTGAAATAAAGAATATACTACTAGCTTTACATAAGGCTAGCTTACCTAGTCCTAACCCGAACTTTAGGGGAAGTACTTTAGACTCTACTTATATCCTTGTTATAAACATAACCTTTGACCCTATGAGTGTGAGTGGAGAACAACATGCTTTATACCCTCACTTCAAGAGCAGAGCTGCTCTTATGCAATGTGGTGAAGACTTTGAAGTTGGCTTTACTACTAAACACGCAAGTAAGACAGATAGACAAGTATATGAGGAAATACTTCTACAGCCTATAAACTGTTTTAATGTGAAAGCAAAAGTAAATGAGATAGTAGGACAGAAGAATAACTTAGAGGATACTACTGATGTATTCTTGTTGTTAGCTATGAATATAGGAGATGATGTACCTGTAGTAGATAAGCTTACTTATGAGCTATTTGAGAACCTATTATTAGATAAGAGTATAAGATCAAGTGTATCAAACACAACTACTACTGAAACAGACGAGAATGGTTATGCAACACAAAAGACCACTATCGTTAGGGATAAGTACAACATAGTAGTAACTTCAGGAGCTTATAATAATCATATTAGATGGTCTGGAGACACACATACAATTGTGAGTACTAGAAAATCTGTACCGACTACTCTATATACTGGTGTATATGAATGGCCAAGTAGCAGTTCTACCACAACTGGATCTACAGCAGTAAGTATAGCAGGTTCTATAGGGGAAGTGGGTACTTACTACAAAGATATAACGGGTAATATACTTACCTTACAGAAACAAATAAATGAGAGGTATTATACTGAGTATAAGATAATAGGAATAAGCAACTTGATCTCTGTGAAGAAGGAAGGCTTGAGAAACACACACACTAAGAACCTAAGTGAAGTAGAAATACCCCTACCTATGTACTTATTGAACGAGCTTTCTCCTATAGAGAAAACCCAGTTACATCCATACATATTAAAGATGGAGTTTTATGCTGCTAGTGTCACACACTTAAAGTGGTATGAGACTGAGGACTTTGCTTATAAAATAGGAATAATTATAAAAATAGTACAAGTTGTTGTACTTATTGCTACAGCAGGTGCTGATGGAATGACCACTACAGCTCTACTTACACAATTGTTGATACAAGTAGGAACTCAGGCAGCAGTAAATTATGCTATGAGGAGGATACTGGAAAGTGATGCTCCTGACTGGATAAAAGCAGTTGCTGTAGTTGTATTAGTAGTAACTGTTATATGGGCAGGACAGAGTACTGAGGCAGGAGAGATGCTTACTGCTGACCAACTCACAGAAGTGGTCCTTGCTTCTAGTAGCACAGTATTAGCAAATACTACTGCTATAGTAAATGGACTATCTAATGCTTACCAAATGAGTATAGCAATGGATATAGAAGAGTTAAAAGAAGAACAAACTAAATTCAATAGTAGAATGGATATGAGACAGAAAGTAGTAAGTGATGCTTATGAGCACTTACAAGCTGGACTTGACATTACTCAGGTAAGAGACCTACTAGATGCAGAGATACCTGAGCCATATCTATTTGGTCCTGATGCTTTTATGTTTAAAGCAAAAGGTGGAATACAGTATGATTATGATGCTTTATTTGACTATTCAGCAATGAAAGATGATTTCATAAGTAAAAAACTTCAAGTTGGAGTAATATAAACACATTTAGATATACTATTACAAATAGTATTTAAGATAGGAGAATGAATATGCCACGAGAACAAACACAAAGCTTTCCCAATATGGGTATGGGACTCATGAACCCACAATTGAATCCACAACAGCTATATGGAGGGGGAAATACAAAACAACCCAAAATGCGGCCTAAGGCAAATAAGCCTATCACCAACACAATGCAAAGAAGTGTTCCCCAAGTCAAACCTCAACAAGCTTTTGGTCTAGCAGACCCAAATATAGTAGATAATCAACCTAATAGTGATTATAATTTGTTTGGTAGTTCAAGTATGAATGCTGTTAATATTCCTACTGGAGGAAAAGACCCTTTTGCTACTAACTACGATATGCAAGGCTTAGCAGATACAAGTGGTAGTAATATGTTCCAAAATACAAATAGTGTATTCAACACAAACGGTATAAACACTTCTCCTCAGATACAATATAATCCAGACACAACACAACAAGCAGGTACAGGTGCTCCTGAGATGTCGGAATATCAAAAGAATGTGCTTGCCAACCAAGAGAGATATAATGACCTAGTGAAAGCAAACCAGATGACTGGTTTTGAGAGAGGATTACAGAATACCAGTAACATGGTAGGTATGGCAAGCTCTCTAGGTAATGCTTACTTAGCATATAAGAATTACGGATTAGCTAAAGATGCTTATAAAGACAATAAGGCTATGGCTAATAGAAACCTAGCTAACCAAGCTAAAATGGTGAATGCAGACATAATGAATAGGAATAGTGTAGGACTAGCACTAGGAGGAGCTGCAATGTCCCCAGAACAAAGAGCTGCAGCTACAGCAACAGCTAGAAGAAATAGAGTAGATGGTTCTGCTATATAAAGGATAGGTATGGGTAACTGGAATCAGATAGGGTTAAGTCAGGGAGATGCAGCTCAGTTCATGAGCAATGCTAGTAATGCAACACATAGAGCAGGTACTATGGCTACCGACTTGGCTCAACAAGTTAATAGAAATAGAAAGACAGAGTTTGAAGTAAGTGAGCCAATAAGAAAGCTACAATTAGAAGAGTATGGACATCATAGAGGTATAAATAGAAGAATGCTCGAGAATCAAACATACACTGATATACGAAGTAAAGCTAAGGAAGAGAGAGAGCAAAAAGCTCTTGCTTTCGCTAATGCTCAGTTGAAAAATGATAGAATATACTCAGACTCTGCGGACTATAGTAATCTAGCTCCTAATGGTACTGTATATACTGAACCTCAATATGATCAGGAAGGTAGAGTTTTATTAAACGAGACAGGACAACCTATTGTTAGGCAGTATAGAATGAGGGATAATGTACCTAATAAGTTTAATACTATGGAAGAGTACAGACAAGCTGGTGGTGCTATAGATGTAAATAAGTTACAAGCAGCTATAACTGAAAATATGCAAGCAACAGGCTTAACAGATAGAGCAACTGCAGCAGAAATGGCTAAAGCTGGAATAGAGAGTAGGTATGGCAAACCTTTAACCTTAGAAGAGCAAAAGTATCAAACTGGACTTGCAAAAGATATAGTAGATGCTAAAATGAAGACAACAACTTCTGCTTATGCTGGGATGATGGGTGGATCACCAGGAGCTAGTAGAGGTAGGGGACGAAGTAGAGGACCAAGT